GATTGTTTAGAGCATTGTGAATTTACGTAATGAATAAAGATACCGATACCTACCGAGTGCTATCTCATCTAAAGATATACAAGAGTATTACTATGAGGTACGCAAAAGAGAAATTAAACAACCACTACTTAACAAACTCTTTAGCAAACATAAAGAAAATGGGATATGAAATTCAATCTCAAAAAGTACGTGTAAGAGGTGAAGGAGGTGTAATGTATAGAACAACTGAATATAAGTTAATTGAAAAAGGAGGTGAACAATTAAGTTTACTAGACGCTATTTAAAACATAATTACCTGTAAAATACAGGAAATATACAGGGAAATGAAGTTTAAAAAAGGAGAGTCAGGAAACCCCCAAGGGAAACCGAAAGGAGCGAAAAACATAATTACCAAAGAAGGTAGGGAGATTTTCATGCTCGTAATGAAAGGCGAGGTAGAACACATTAAAGATAACCTAGAGCTACTTAGAGAGGATAGTCCAGAGAAATACCTCAAGGCATTGTCTGCTTTGTTTCCTTACTTTATGCCTAAACAAAACGACATAGAGATAACGTATAACGAACCTAAAACAGAACCCTCCTGGTTCGCAGATGTCTTAGAGCGCGAGGACCAAAAGGACTCTATAGAATGATACAAGGCTTTTGCTTCGGTGTAATTTTCATACTCTCATTTGCCGATCTAATATACAAGGTGAAAGAGTTTGAGATGATTGATAGCAATAACGCTATTTGTCTTGGGTTCTCTTTAATAGGAGTCTTAGCTTCGGTATGGTAGATGCTCACACAACCCAAAACATACTACGACCTTAAAGCCTGCAAGAAACGTGTGGCTATTTTTCAGGGAGGAACGAGGTCAGGCAAAACCTACTCAATCCTCACCGTCCTTGTAGAGTGGTGTTTGGAAAACATAAACTCAGGGTACACTATAACCGTAGTACGTAAATCTTTTCCAAGTCTCAGAGCCTCCGTTTTAAGGGACTTCATATTTATACTAAAGACTGAGAACTACTATAACGAGAAGTACCACAATAAGACTGAGAACACCTACGACCTATGGGGGACGAGATGGGAGTTTATTTCAATCGACCAACCCTCCAAAATTCGGGGAGCGAAAAGACAGATATGTTTTTGCAACGAGGCTTCAGAGCTGTCGTTGGAGGATTTCCGTCAGCTCATTTTAAGAACTTCAGAACGCTTCATATTGGATTTTAACCCAAGTATGGAATACCATTGGATATACGATGAGGTTATACCAAGGGAGGATGCAAACTTCTACAGGTCTACCTACCGAGATAACCCCTATATCGGAGAGGAAACAATTAAGGAGATAGAAAGGCTAAAGGAAACCGACGAGAACTACTGGAGGGTTTATGGGTTAGGAATAAGGGGACAAAGTAGAGAGACGATATTCCAAACGGAGATTTACACCGAGTTACCTGAACGTGCAAAGCTCGTAGCATTTGGACTTGACTTCGGTTTTTCAAACGATCCAACCGCTTTAGCAAAAGTCTACCTACACGATAACGAAATCTACATTGAGGAATTAATCTACCAAGGGGGACTAACTAATAGCGACATAGCTGAGAAGCTCACCGAGTATGGAGTGACAAGACACGACGAAATTATTGCAGACTCCGCAGAACCGAAAAGTATTGAGACTATACATAGGTTAAACTTTAACATCAAAGGCGCACGCAAGGGAACAGATAGTATAAGGGTCGGTATAGATACGATGCGTAGACACAAGCTATTTGTAAAGCACGACAGCCTAAACGCTCAAAAGGAATTTAGGAACTACAAGTGGAAGACAGATAAAAACGGCAAGATGCTTTCAACACCTATAGACGAATACAACCACTTAATAGATGCGGTGCGCTATGTTTGTCTAAATAAGATTTTAAGGAAAACAGGAAAATACTATATTTCATGAATGTAACCGTACCAGAGGATTTCTCAGATATTACTATACGACAATATCAAAACCTTATTAAAGCGTGGGACTCAACTGACGACACGAGGGAGGCAGCCTTAAAGACTATATGCGCTTGTTGTGATTTAGAAATGGACCTAGTAAAGAACGCAAGTTGGAGTGACATAGAAAAGATAGTAGACATGGTAACCTGGTTATTTGAGACACCCGACCCAAGCAGTCTAGACCTACCCTTGCAAAACCGATTTACATTAAACGATGTCACGTATGGATTTATACCTGACTGGACTAAACTTTCTTTAGGTGAGTTTGCCGACTTAGAAACGTTCTCCGCTAAAGGAGCTTACCAAAATTTAGAGTGTATTATGGCTTTGGTATACCGACCCATAAAAGAGGATAAAGGGTATGAGTATTCTATAGAGGACTACGCCCCTTCTGAGAAAAAGAACAAGATAATGTTGGATTGCCCTATGGATGTCGCGGTTAGTGCGATGCTTTTTTTTTGTCGTATAGGAGAGGCATTAGTGAAAGATACGCCTCCGTCTTTACTTCCGAAGGAGATGAGAGTGAGGTAGGAAATAAGTGGGGGTGGTATGGAATTATCCACAGTCTCGCAGATGGTGATTTATTAAAAATGGACGCAGTAACCCTTATATATATAGAAGAAGCACTTACCTTTCTAGCTTACGAGAAGGATGTAGGAATGTCTGATAAAATTAATATAGATGCAAACAGTCGTAGATATAAATAACTCTTTTAAAAAGATAGTAGAAGACCATATGCAACTCCAAAAGTTCTATACTCATAGTATAGACCAAATGGATATAGACAAGATAGATGTAAACCTCTTTCCTTTTCTATATGCTCAAGTCACAAGTATGTCTATAGATGCAGGTGTAACTGTATTTACTTACGAGGTAACTGTAGCCGATCTTGTAATAGAGGAAACCGAACCTGTAGTTACTCAGGTCTTTGGAGAGACGGCTTTAATTATGCAAGATGTAATTGCTGCTTTTAGCCTTAATGTAAACTCGGTTGCAGTAAATTTAGGGTTAGTACCTGACACGTATGGTTTTACACTACCTGTTTCTTGCGATGCTTTTTCAGCAAGATTTGACAATAGTCTTTCTGGTTGGAGCTGTTCTTTTGATATACGTGTACCTAACGCTTTAAACCTATGTGATGCCCTCTATACAACTTAACGTCGCTTGGGCAGGGATAGAGTCCCCTTTAAAATTTAAGTTCCTCTCATACGCCTTAGATAACTTTGGAAAGGAAGTCGTAAAACTTGGAAGGAAAAACTTAGCAGACCAAAAGAAGAACTCTACAGGAAACCTATCTAAGTCTCTGACCTATACAATTTCTGACAATAACATTGATATTGTGTCTATAGAATTTGAAGCTCCAAACGCTTCATACTGGAAGTTTGTAAACTGGGGGGTGAAAGGATTAATAAGTTCAGCAAAAGCTCCAAAGTCTCCCTTTCAATTTGGGTCAGGCAATTTTGAAGGTGACGGAACGCTTAGAGGTGGAATAGACTCTTGGATAAAAAGCAAACCTATTTCTCAATGGCAGTCTAAAAAGACAGGTAGGTTTCTATCGTATAAACAAATGGCTTCTATGATAAGCCGAGAGGTGTACTTAAATGGTATAGCACCATCTTACTTTTACTCGTCAGCTTTTGAAAGAGTTTGGAAAAGAAGTAGAGGTAAAATAGAAGACGCTTTAGGAGAAGACTATGCAGTTTTTACAGAGGGCAAAACGCCTCCCGAAATAATGGTAAATTTAGAAATATAAAAAATGGCTTATTCAATTACACAAGCTCCAGCTTCTTTAGCTGGGGCACTCGACCCCGTATTTGTAGTGGTTAAAGACACCACGAATACAGCCGAAGAAAGGTATAGATACGTATGTCAAATTTCATTAAACGGATCGGTAATAGGAACGTTTAAGCAATTGCCAAACAATGCAAGTTGTGGAGCGTTTTCTTTAAACGAAATCTTTATGGCTTACGTAGAGCAAGAGGAAAACCCTTGGAGACTTGGAAAGTATAAAACAGACAATGCCTTAGATACAACTGAGATTTTCTCTACCAACGCAAAAGCATTTCAAACCTTTGATTTAGATTTTGGGTATGAGTTTATTGTACCAGGCACAACCTCTCCTACTATGGTTTTAAACCAAGCAACCGACTCTATAGCACTAACTAATGCTACGTATAGACAATTTGCTTTAAGCTCTGCTTCTAACCTTGTATCTAATTTTGCTATTAGTACAACGTCTTCTAAGTTACTTTCAGACGTACCGCTAAAAAACGAGGTTTACCAACAATGGGTTGGTGATAACCAATTTGGTGCTTTAGCCTTTTTAAACGGAGACGACGTAGGCTCAGATGATACTAATTATATTTTTATATCATACTATAAAGATAGCACTCTAAAAACACAATCATATATAGAGAACAACGCAACCAATGGAGGAAAAGCTCCAGCTGTTTCTTTATTTGATTCTCAAAGCCTTTTATATTTTGGGTGCTTTCCTGCAAATTTAGAAGCACAATCTATTCAAATAATTGCAAGACCTAGCTATGGTTTTAACGCATTATGGACGCACTACGACGTTCAATTTGCAAGCACTACAACTTTAACTAGTAACGAAACTTCAGCAATATATAGATTTAACCGAGCAGACTGCGAGAGGTTTGACCCTCACTATACCCTTGCGTGGTGGAATAGTGTAGGGGGTGTGGACCAACTTCTTTTCTCAGGATTGAATATAGTAAACCAAAACATAGAAAGGACTAACTATAGGACTAGAGGAGGAAACGCATACGACGCAGACGGAACAACACAAGCATACGTAGACCAAAGTTACCAAGGTGGTCTGAAGTCACTCAAGCCTCAGACCTCTACGATATTAGAGTTAAATACTATAGAGCAGTCACCAGAAGTCCTACAACCCCTCATCTCATCTTTAATGACTTCTGAAAGGGTGTATGCCTATGGATCGGAGTTTGGAAATATCTCAGATACTAACCCAGGATATGTTAGAGTAGTTGTAATGGATAACACTCTAATAGAGAAGGTGGGGAGACACGATGGGTATGTTAAGTATTCAGTTAAAGTAGAAGTAAGCCGAAACATACCATGATTGAAATAGTAGCAAAAGCGCAAGGAGGAACGGAAAGAACCTCCTTAGAGGTACAAGAGACACCTGTAGAGTTTAACTATAAGATTGACGACTTAGCGGATATTAGCGCAAAACGTAGTCCTCATTCTTTGCGTTTTAGTATGCCACGCTCAAGGGTAAACGATAAGTTTTTTGCTCACTATTATAACGTAAACTATACCTCTAATACATTCTCAGCTCAAGTCAAAACTGACGTAGAGGTTTTCGATGGGGGTGTAGTTATTCTTCAAGGTATTTTACAACTTCACAAAGTAGGAGAAGAAAATTACCAAGTAAGCCTATTAGGAGAAATCTCTGACTTTTTTGAGAAGATAAGGGACTTAGAGTTTCCCGACTTATTCATAAACTCTGATGGAACGCTAGATACTGATTTAGACCACGCCTTAAACAAGACCAATATAATAAGTAGTTGGGACGTTACAAACGACATTACTTCGGGTCAAGTTGGAGATGGTGTAATAGTGTACCCACTTTCAGATACCGCTTTACCTTGGGGAGAAAATGGAGACAAGGGGTTCTTTAAAAACGGAAACTCAGGGATGGGGTTAGGGACGACTTCCCTACCTGCTATAACACAAAAACCTTCTATACAAATAAAGTGGTTATTTGAAAGGATAGCGAAATTTGCAGGGTTTTCTATTTCCTCTGTTTTTTTTAGTACCGCACACTTCAGAAAAATTTACATGACTCTTGCAACTGAGCAAAGTCAGACAATTTTAAGAGACACTTATGGAGCGAGAGTAGGCTTAAATTCTAACCTTGTTTTAGCTCCCTGGTCTGGTGTTCTTCAACTTAACTTTCCTAATGAGACAGGGTTTTATTACGACCCCGATGCTTTGTTTACAGGGGGAGCGTTTACACCTCCTGAAACGGGCACGTATACTTTTAAAGTCAGAATACTTTTTACTTGCCCAGTTCCAGGAAGCGGAGGGACTACGTTCTCTTTAGGTGTACAGGCAATTGAGCAATTTGGAGATTTTAACACTCAGTCAGGAGGTTCTCAAATTTTTAATTATGGATCGCAATGGAACATATACGAAACAGAACTATCTTTAAATGTAACTGAGTCACAAGAGATTCTTTTTACGATTACAAGTTCAGCTCAGTCAGACTTAACAATTCACTTTGACCATTTTGGGAGTAATTTTGTAGGCTCATATATTGAATTAATAAGCTATACTACGGAGGGAGGGATTGTGAATGTACGTGAGAACTTTCCAAAAATGAAGGTAGGGGAGTGGGTTAAAGAAATTACAGCTCGTTTTAATTTAGTCTTACTAACGGAAAACGAAAACCCTACGGTATTAAACATAGAGCCTTACAATGATTTTGTAGACGCAAATACTTCATTTGAAAATTGGTCAGAAAAAGTAGATGTTAATTCTATAGTAATAGAACCAACTACAATATACCAAAAGAAGCAGATAAAATTTACAGACGGAGCAGGAGAGGATTGGATGAACTCTTGGTGGCAAGACAATGTAGGATGGGTAAAGGGTCAGGCTATATACAACAACTCTAACGAAGACTTTGTAACTGAAAATCAAGTTATAGGTGGAAAATTTCAACCCCTAAGACTAAGCACTATACCAAGCAACTTTTGGAACGGGACTACCCAAGTCCCCGATGTTTTAGTACAACGGTTTTATTCCCTATACATAGGTGACGAAGGAGAAAAGACTAACGTGAGCGCAAAACCTATACTCTCCTATTATCATGGAACAAAACCGATTTCTACAGATACAAGTATATTTTTTAGATTCGGAACTCCAGTAGACAACACCTCTTTTTATAGCTACCCATTTTTCTCTGAGTTTAGCGACACGCCTGTAGTAGATTCTAGTTTAAGCCTTTCTTGGGGTTACGACTACCCTGACAATATAAGCTCGTTTTACATAGGAGAAGGTGTCTCTTTAAACCAATGCTTCCAAACGTATTGGGCAAGATTTATGCACACACGTTATTCTGAAGATTCTAGGGTTATGACCTGCAAGGCTTATCTCACGCCTCAAGACATTAGAGACTTAAAATGGAACTCAGAATACTTTTTAGAAAACGCATGGTGGAGGGTTTTAGAAGTAAACAACTACGCGACAGGAGGAAACAAGTTGTGCAATTTAAAACTCATAAAAGTAATTCAGTCAGGAGATTATAATAGTACGGATGATTGCGATTCTCGTCCAGGACAATCTAATGTAAACGGCACTATTACTTTTGTATCTAATACTACAGGTCTTGCGGTAACGCCAACGAGACAATGTTGTGAAAGGTATGGGTATGAATGGAATGAAGACGATGCGGTTTGTATGATAAAACCAACTCAGGGGGGTGGTGGAAATGGAGGCAGCGGTTTTGAGGATGGACTTGTGGGAGGCTTTCCCGAAGGAGTAGGGATTGACCCAATGATAGCAAACGTAAGTCCCGTCTCTAATACGCAAACTACACAAGGAGCAATTATAGGGAGATTACCTTTTTCACAAGGAAGTGGAATAAGAGAGGCAGGAATTAACGGATCGGTGCAGAACTTTAAGATGTACCTAACGACTACCGACGCAACCTATACTCCAGCTATTTCTTCTACGGGTGAGACAGATATGATTATTGACTACAATTCAATTTATTTGATTACAGCAAATATAGTAACCGTAGAAACAGGTGGGACTTCAGGTGTGTCAGGTAAAGCATATTCAATGACCTACCAAGCCTCGGTTGGAAATGTAGATAACACAGCGAAAAACATAGGGACTTCTACTTTAATAAATGCACAAGGAGAGTCAGGTTTAACGAGGGCGGTTGCAATAGAACAAAAACAGACTACTAACAACGCCCCTTTCTTCCAAGTCCTTTGCCAAGGGGAAACAGGAAAAGATGTAGCATGGATTTTAGATGTAAACATGGTTCAGATAAGGATTCCTGAACAAGCAACTACTACGAACGACGCTTATTGGAATCTAACACCTGACCGAATTATATATTTAAACATTGCTTCAGGCGATACATTAATTTGGAACTTAGCATAACATGGACCATTGGATGAACTCAGTAGGGTATGGTATACCTGCCTCAATAAGAATTGCAAACCATCGTATATATAAAGGAAGAGCTTTGTACACACAATGGTATGGAGGCTTCTCTACAGGTACTACACTAGGTAAAAAGTTAAAACTAATTTGGAATAATGGCAAAAAATACTAGGCTAAATATAGTTGTAGATAACTCACAAGCTATACCTGCTATAGACGAAACTGGTAAAGCGGTAGAAGGGTTACGCGAAAGAAGTCGAGGAGCTACGAAAGGAACTAAGAAAGATTGGGGTGGTGTTGCAGACCTTTTCTCTTCAGTTTTGCCTAGAGGATTATCAAGGTCACTTAGATCGTTTAAGTCTACAGGTAGACAAGTACAAAGATTATCTAGGTCTTTTAAAGGACTTAAAGGTGCGATAGCTTCTACAGGTATAGGTCTTTTAATTATAGGTTTAGGAGAATTAGTAGCTAACTGGGAAGCAATCGCAGAAGCTATAGGTCTAACAAATAAAGAGCAAGAGGAAAACGCAAAACGTACAGACCAAATAAGAAAAGCGCAGAGTGAGCTAACCCTGCAAATGCTAACATATTTAGAAACAATAAAATATAACACAGCTTCAGAAGAAGAAAGAGCCTTTGCTATAAATGCGCTAAATAAGGCTTTAGGCAACGTTATAGATACAGAGGCGACAAGAACCGAGCAAGCCGAACAAGCTATAGTAATTTTAGAAGCAAAAAATAAATTAATACAAGCAGAGTCAGACCTTGAAGTAGCAAGAGAGAAAAAGCTAGTTAAAAGAGTAGCTTTAGAAAAAGAACTTGAAGGTACTAATAGATTACGAAGACGAAAAGAATTACAGGAGGAAATCCTAAATATAGACGTAGAGTTTTTACAGGCTTCGGAAGCTATGGTCACAGCAGAAACAGAAATAAATACTCTGCTTACCAAAGCCAATGAATTAAGAAGCGAGAGATTAGATGCTGAAAGGAAAGCAGCAGCAGCTACCGCTAAACGTAAAGCGTTAGAGGAAAGCAACGCCAAGTTTTTACTACAATTAGAAAAGGATTTAAACGAACAGATTTTCTTAGCAGGTATAGAAGACGAGCAAAAAAGGGCAGAAACGGAGTTAGCTATGCGTACCGTTGAGATGGAGGAAAAGGCAAAACTAGCTGGAGCGTCAGCAGAACAATTAAAGCTAATAGAGGAAGGTTTCCTTTTAGACTTAGCTGAATTACGTGAACGTTATAAAGCCGACGAACCCGATCCTCAAGATATTATAGACGACCAGGAGGCTTTGAGAGAAGAGCTACGTAGAGCAGATTTACAAGAGAATGAGAAGGACGTACAACAAGCACAAGACCTTTTCGATGAGAGGATGGAACTTGCTCATGGAGACAGAGAGTTAGAAAAGCAAGCAGAGGAATTATTTGAAAGTGAGATTGACGCAATTCAAGTCTTTTATAGAGATAAGAAAGCAGCCGACGACAAAGCTGCAAAAGACCAAGAAATAGCAGACGCTCAACAAATTACAGACGCAAAAATAAAAGGTTTTACAAAAGTAGCTAATGCTTCAAGAGGTCTATTTAGTGTGCTTGAAGGTATGGCTGAAGAAAACTCAAAGCAACAAAGGGCGTTAGCAATTACAGATATTCTTTTAGCGCAAGCCGTTTCTGTTGCTAATGCAATTGCAACTGCTACTAAGTCTGCAAAAGACCCTTTCACTTTAGTTGCAAGTATTGTAACAACTGTGGCTTCTGTTATGAGTGCGTTTGTAGGGGTGAATAAAATTCTAGACCAAGCTAACGCTCCTTCTGTTGGAGTGGGGAACGTAGGAGCTACGAACCCAACCGTCCCTTTAATACCTTTAGGTCGATTAGGGAGTCCTGACACAAACAACCAAGCGTATGTAGTCCAGTCTCAACTTGAGGGACAGAACCTTAACGCAGAGCAAATAAGACAGCAAACGGTTTTGTAAACGACCTTATATAGATTAATATAAAACAACAAATAATATGAGCGCATATAAATACTACGCTTCTTTAAAAGCAAGCAACGGAAAACAAGTTTTACCTGCCGATCTAAGGTTACACAATGATAACTCAGTAGCTATAACCTTAGCAATATACCCTGCGTCTGACAACTCTCTTTATAACCCTTTATAAATAATAAAGATATAGTAAGCTCTATTGTGGGAGGCACTACAGGACGACTCAATGGTTCTGGTAATATCTCTGCAACATCCGATATTTCAGGTGGTGACGGAAACGCGACAATTACTATCGTTGCAACCGCAGGTGACATAGTTTCAGCAACTATAGATGACGAGGGCGACGACTTCCGAGCTGGAATGAGAATCTCTACAATAGTAGACGATGTAAATGCTACGGGAATTAATAAGGGTGTTGGCACTATGGCCGTAGCTGGTACACCCGTTGAAAGCGGTTATTTTGTTTATAGTCCACAAACAAATAATTCGGGGATAGGCTTTAAAGTAGGCTTCTCAGTTAGTGCATTAGGAGCGTTAGAAAATATACAAATTATTAATGAAGGGTCAGGGTATGCTAATGGTGACGCTCTGTTGTTTACGGAAAACGGACAGTCTTTTTCACTTGTCGTAGCAACCGCAAATTTAGGAACTAACGTAAGTATAGATTTTATTTTAGTGGCTTCAGATATTGCAAACGACAACTTTCCTTTTAAATTAAATCCTGGTGAATCGACTGATTTTTTAGTTCAAGCTGTCACCGTACAAGGCACAAATAATAGAACTTTATTAGCCTTTTCAATATAAAACAACTTAAAGATGGTAGAAGAATATACGGTAAATAACGAAACAGTACAAGATATTGAAGATTTTATATATGACAGTTTTAACGATTCCACAAAAGTTTTCGGTGGTATAGAAATATATGATAACATGGAAGGGGGTGTAGTAATCGAAATTTATAATAACAATTTGTCAGCAGATTTATATAACGCATTTTATGAGTCAGGTTTTGAGATTATTGCCGATAAAGAATACT